CCGCCGATACTAAATAAACCTAAAAAAGAAAACCCTTCTGTAGTTACGGGGATTACTGTTTCAATTCCAAAGATGCCTGCTAGTGGATAGATTGCCACTAAAGCCAGTATTATAATCATTAAGATCCGTCTGTTCCACGCGGCCATAGGAGACTCATTCTTCGCAGACTCGCGCGCTTTATCTATTTGTTCTGATTTTGCAGCTAATACTTCGAGCATTAACTTGTTTTGATCGTGGGCTTGTTGTGATTTAATGGCAATAAGTTTAGCAATAAACCCTAAAGCAATAGGTATAAGATGCGTTAAAATTCCCATTATTTATCCTTAAAATTAGTTATTGCTGCTTTAATCGCATCTTCTGCTAAAACACTACAATGTATTTTTACAGGTGGTAAAGCTAATTCTTCAACTATCGAAGTGTTCTTGATAGCTTGTGCTTCTGTTAGTGTCTTACCTTTTAATAATTCTGTAACCAAACTACTAGATGCAATTGCTGACCCACACCCGTAAGTTTTAAAACAAGCATCTGTTATAATATCCTTATCTACTTTAATTTGTAGTTTCATAACATCACCACATGCTGGTGCACCTACCATTCCAGTTCCAACATTAGGATCAGACTTATTAAAAGAACCCACATTTCTTGGGTTCTCATAATGGTCTAATACTTTTTCGCTATATGGCATTAGACTGCGAAACTACTTCCACAACCACAAGATGCTTTAGCACTAGGATTATGTATTTGAAATTGAGAGCCTTGTAATGACTCTTTATAATCTATTTCTGCTTCTTGTAAATATTGCAGGCTCATTGGGTCTACCAAGATAGTACAATCATTTTTCTCAACTTTTGTATCATCTTCATTTATCTTTTCATCAAATGTAAAACCGTACTGCATACCAGAACATCCTCCGCCTTGAACATAAATCCTTAAATTAATATTAGGATTATTTTCTTCAGCTATTAAGTCTTTTATTTTAGTAACTGCATTATCAGTAAGTGTCATTATGTTGGTTTAGGATAATCAGTTTTTACTTTAGTTATTGCATCTACCCATGTTGTAGTTCCATCTTCTGCATCATGATATTGCATATCAAATTGGTCACCTAATGATGGATAAGCTATTATTCTATTATCTCTCCAGAAATTAGCTTCTGCTGCAGCGTGTTCTGCTAATTGTTCAGATGTCCAATCTACTACCTCTGTAGTTTTTGTTCCATCTGGGTGTACTGTTACTATTGTATTTTTTTCTGCTGCCATAATTATTCCCTATTATTTAAAATTATTTACATTCCATATATATACATCTTGCCTGCATTAAAATCATCTCCAGCATCTAAACTAAAAGTAAGACTTGTAGTTGCTGTTGAAACTCCAGAGTTATAACCCATTTGAAGTCCTGTAGCAGGTAGAGCTATTGGTGCAACTACTCCAGCAGACATTGCATTTCTTGTCCATGTCCAATAAAGTCCAGTGTTTAAATCAAAGGTAGTATATTGATTTCCTGGTGTTGAGCTACTTGATACAGCATCACCACCTAATAGAGAATTACTTCCCCCATTTGGAAGTATCTGTATTTTATTAGCATCAGAACCACCATCATGTGCCCAATTACTTGATGAAATAACTAATATTTTATAGCTACTTAAATCTAATGAGGTGAAAGCAACTGTTGTTCCACCTAATGAAGTATCTGAAGCTACTAATGTTGCTCCACCACCAGCCGCAATCCAAGTGCTAGCACCTGATAAAAAAACTGAACTACTTGCTGTACCTGACCCTAGTCGTGCTGTTGGTACAGTTCCAGTTAATTGAGTCGCAACAATACTTTTATTTGTTAATGTATCTGTTGAACTTGCTGTAATACCACCACTGAGTAAACCCCATGCTCCACCTGCATATCCTTCAAATTCACTTAGTGTAGAGTTATATCTGAACATACCGTTTGCTGGTGAACCCGGTCTTTCACCTGTTGTACCTATGGCCTGAGTAACTGACCCTGTACCAGAGTAAATAAGGTTATTAGGTATAGTAACAGTTTGTGCATTATGTGTAACACTATCTCCTGCAGCGTTACCTAAAGTTACATCACCTGTTGCACCTAGTGTTGTAAAAGCTCCAGTGCTAGCAGTAGTTGCTCCAATTGTAGTATTATCAATTACACCACTAGCTATAGTATATGAGACTGAATAGTTTGCCGCTTCAACTACATTTGTACCATCTTGATATAAAGACATAGATTTAAGAGTAGGTACTAAAATACCTGTGCCACCAGAAGTTTTAACTGTTATAGCGGTATCAGATGAGTTTTTTATATAATAGTTTTTACCGCCGGACAATGTAGGAACAATTAAATTACCTGTACCACCAGCACTACCTGTAAGATTTATTCGTAAGTGACGTGGTACTTGAGTCGCATTAGAAGATGTACTCCAAGATGGTGTAGTGTCTCCTGTTCCAACAGCTTGATCTACCGTACCTACAATGGCTTCTTCTAAAGCGGTTCCTAAATTAACATTGGTCGTTGTACCCCAGGTACCGTCTTGTTCTCCGGTTCCTATGAGTTCTATACTTAAATTTGAATATGTTGACATAATTTTTTCCTTACGTTGCTATTGGTACCCAATTAGGAACCTGTGTTGTATCTATTATAACCCAATTAGGGTCGCTGAGTATTGGTGCATGTCCATCTAATGCTAAAGTTCCAACTGGTGGAGCTATTATCACTCCATCTACTAATACTGGCCTTGTCCCTGCTAATGCTAAAGCTCCAACTGGTGGAGATATTACTTCTCCATCTAATACTGTTGGTGCTATTCCTGCTAATGCTAATGCTCCAACTCCCGGAGTAATTATATCACTTACAGCTATTGAGGGCGCTACTCCTGCTAAGACTAAAGCGCCTACAGTTGGAGTTATTATTACTCCATCTAATACTGTTGGTGCTACTCCAGCTAATGCTAAAGCGCCTACAGTTGGAGTTATTACTTCTCCCTCTAATACTGCCGGTGCTACTCCTGCTAATGCTAAAGCTCCAACAGTTGGAGTAATAATATCTCCAACGACTACGCTAGGTGCAACCCCACTAAGAGCCAATGCTCCTACTGAAGGTGTAATTACAATTCCATCACCCCAAGGACCTGAACTCCAGGTTCCGCGTCCCCATCCGCTAGTAGCCATTGACTACTCCTTAAGTAAGCGTAAAGATGCCGGTTGCAGCAGGTAAAACTGTTAATGTATTAGGACTTGCTACAGTAAAATTAGCACTCGACAACTGACAGAAACATAAAAGTTTTCCTGCACCTGCGCCTGTTGAATTACGTAATACTGCATATTTAATATCTACAAGAGAACCGCCCGATGCAGTAAATGCTAAACCCACTGCAGACATTGTAAATTTCATCTGTTTAGCTGAAGCGCCTGTCACCCATTGCGCTGTAGCGGGTACTAGATTTCTACCACCTGCAACATATCCACCGGCTGCGGCTATTTCATTAGTTAATTCTGAATATACGCTAATTGTAAATGTAGAAGCGTTGCTAGAAGCTTTCGCTAGTACCATTTTAAATACACCGGCCCCTAATGTAATTGTGCCATTTCCTATATATTTTTTGGCTTCGTTATATAATTGCCATGCTGATGCTGCCATGTTAAATCTCCTTAATATCGGTGTATGACGCACCGGTTTCTAAAATATGGTGAAGCAATCCACCGTAAACTTCTAATTCTATTTCTTCTCCCAGCATTCTAATTAAATCTATAAACTCTTGCGCTTGAGAAACCATCCATGGATGACAATTAAATATTTTTCCACCCACATTTACAGGTATTATTAACTGACCATCATTTTCTTTCTGTTCATATGCATGATGCTTATTTTCTTCTAAACACGAATCACATCCAAAAATATGAAATCTTTTAAATCCTAATGTCCTGAATAATGGTATTGCCCTTAATAAAACTGTAGATCCGCCAGGGATGGGCCACCATGTTTCATACTGTGCATCTAATATTTCGTTTAACATTTCAGCTTGTGTGTGCCAAATATAAGTTCTATCTTTAGGCAAATCCTCAAAAGCTTTAGGGTTACACTGTGATGCTATAAAATATTTGCAGTCGTCTACGACCGGTTTGGTAAATCTTGAATTAAATTCTCTTGCATCTACCATGACCATGGCAGACGGGGTTAAATCATTGTCTAAGCACCATTTGTAGGCGCCATTAATAGCTAACAGTTTAACACCATTTGCTCTTAATTGCTTTATTTTTTCTATATGTTGTGATAGAGATGGTCCTCCACCTACAATCATTACTTCAATATTATTTGTCGGATGGGGCTCTATTTGTATGTGCCCCTGCTTAATATTATGAGATACGTTCTTTTTTATTTCCTCATCATTAGTGTTTACAGTGCCTACATCAACAATATCAGCTCCACCTACCCAAGCAGTTACATAAAATAAACATCCATCTTTTATTTTTTTAGACCAATGAATAACACAATCATGCTCTTTAAACTTTTTTAACCACCACTTGTAATTATGTACACTTAAATGTAATTTATGCCCTACTCTTTCCCCCATTACATCATCAACAGTAGATATAGCAAAAAATACATGTTGAGCAGCTTGTAAACAATTACTTAATACTCTATCTACATGATGGGGTCTAATATGCTCCATTACATCAGTACAATATCCGTATGCTGCATTAACAGGTAGTGGCTCTGATAAATCTGCTTCTATAAACCGTAATGTGTGTTTTTGGGTTTCTAACATTGGAACTATATCTGCATCTAAACAATTAGGTGCGAAGTCAACCATTGTTACATCCATATTACCAAAAAAAGCAAGATTTAATCCACCTCGCCCCGTACCACAACCTAAATCTAAAACACTTGACCCTGCTTTAGGTTTAGCCTGTTCTAAAAATATATGAGACACTTTTTCACCAGGTGAGGTTTGTCTATACTCTGGTATTTCCCATACTTTTTTATATAGGTCTTTTTCTAAAGGTCTTATATTTTCTATTTTTACTTCTGGTGCATCGGATATTACCGAAGATACTCCTGTCATATTATTCCTTTCTATTCAAATCGAATAAGTGCTCCAGTCGCTGTATTATCTGGAAATTCGATAGTTAATGTTTCATTAGTTACTGTTTTATTACTACCAAAATCTAAAACTGCTATTATTTCCAAGCTAACGGACTGATATATTGTAGCCCCCCTTGCTGTAAAAGTAGATGCTGCCCAACTTGTAGTTGAAAAATTAACATACGATGCAGTATCATCAAAAGAATATGATGGTCCTACTACTACTAAAGTATTTCCTCCAGCTATATATCCTGTTCCTACAACTTCATTAGTGGTGCTATATGTAGTAGGGGTCATATTAGGACTTAAGTCTGCTACGTCAGTATATAAAGCCATTTTAAAAGTATTAGTAGTAAAATTTATATCGCCAGTTAACACTAGATATTTTAAACCTACAGTTGCTCCTTGTATTATCGACGCCATTATGCAGTTCCTCTTGAGCCTCTAACAGGTATTCTAGATTGACCACTTCTATAAGCATCGCGAGTATTTTTACCATCACCTAAACCTAATAGTTCCACCATAGCTTCTTTATATCGTTTATCTATAATAGCCATTTTTTCTGTGTCTGACATAAGGAATACACCTGCTTCCAACATCGCACCATAAAGTAAAGCGGTAGGGTAATTATCACCCAGCCAAGACTGACCGCTAACGGCAGTAGTAATAGAAGTAGGATAATAAAAGTAATGAAGTTCAGCCCCATAGTTAATATCAGGTGTAGGA